CAGACGGTGAATAGCGCAAGCGGGTCTGTGACGGTGAATGCTGCGCTTGTTGGGTTGTCGTTTGTTGCTGACGTAGCTGGGTACACATCCACGAACGGCACTTCAACCGGCTCTCGCCCGCGCAATAAGCGCGGACAGATGTGGTACGAGTCCGCGTACACCACGAAGGACGGCACGATCATCGAGCACGCCGATGGCGCGCATGGGCGTGTGCGCGTTGGAACGGACCCAGAAGCGTACAACCCGGAAATGCTCATCGGTACGTCGAATCGCGTGGGCGAGTTCGATCCTTTGACGGGCAGCATGACGGAGGTCTATCCAGATACGTTTGAAGATGTTGGGACGTTCGCTTACGATAACCTGCTGTACCTGTATTTCGACCGCATCGATGCGCTAGTGTCGTTTTCACAGGGTGTTTTCAGTCGCGCGCTCGCACCGAGATTGCTGGGTGGTGCGGTTAATCCAAGCGGCGACAATATGGTGGTACGCACGTGGACTGGCCCCACTGTGACGGACCCGTACCCCACTGATTACTGGAGTCCGCATAAGAGTTCGGTATCGAACAGCGGGATTTGCGCATGGACGCATTTGCAGGCGACGGGTACTCCAGACCGTTTTCCGCGCACCACAGCAACTTCGATTCCGTATCCGGCTGGTCGCCCACCTGTGTTCTCATCGAACGCAGCATCAAATGCCCTCATGTATACCTACGGGTGGTTTCCGGGTATTGAGCAGCATTTCGGCTGGTTCAACATGCACGCGGCCTATTCGCGGCAGTTCGATTGCGCGGTTGTCATCGGTGGTGCGAGCGCATCGAATCAGGTCGAGGGGCCAAGCCTGTCGGTTGTTCTTCCGAGTCGATACATCAACGCGACGATTGTTCCGCCCTACAGCGTCCTGTTCACCGGCATGAGCAAGTCGGAGTGCGTGGTCGGTGGCGCGCGTTGGATGTTGAGTAGTGGTCGTGCAGGCTGCAAATTCCTTGGGCACCACGTTTATTGGGGTGGCGGCGATGACCAACACCAATCAAGTGGTCAGGCGGCTGTGCCGTACTTCTTCCGCGCCGACATTCGGCCAGTGCTGGCGAATCCGACTGCACCGTTGACGACGACGTTCTTGCCAGAACGGTTGTCAGACATGCCCTTCGGCATGACGGGTGGCGCGTTCTCGGCAGACCCGTACACCAACACGATCCTCGCCTTCGGGATGCCAGGCGTGGCGTTGTACGACGCGACGACGGACATCTGGCAGAACATCACCAGCAGCCTGTCGGAGTTCAATAGCACGTTTGGCGGTGGCCCCAACTACATGAGCTTCGTTCACGCGGACTTCATCGACAGGCGTGGCGCAACCAGTCTGCGCAAGACGTACTTCTTCGGTGGTTGGAATAACAGCAGCACTCCCGCCTTCGGCACTCCCGAATACAACAATCGTTTTGAAAGGGTGCGGTCGATCAAGGTCACACGTAGCAAGACGGTTTCGACGTTTGATGTCGTAGCACAGCATCCTGAAAACCCCGCTAATACGTTTGGGGGTAACGGACTTGGCCCGTTGCGCTCTATCAAGCACAACGTCTTGATCGCTGCAGGCGATTATGTGTACCTCGCTGGCGGTGACTGGGACGATCACTACCCAGTAAATGTCAGTGGTAGTGGAACGCCGGGATACAAAATTGAAACGGGCACCGGTTTCTACCCGCCCGGGCCGAAAGGACCGAACACACAAAACGGGCGTCAGGAAATTTGGCGTACGCAGATTTCAACAGCAGCGTCGTCTGGTACTTCTACGTGGTCGATGGTTGGTAATGCTTATGCAGAATATCCGTGGCGAGAGGATTTGGGCCACGGCTTCTATGACGGTGCGCAGCGTGGGCCATTCATGCCTGACGGCACGGGCATGTTCGTTGATCGCAACGGACAAATTTGGATGGGGCCATGTGACATTGGCTACGACGATTTACGCGGTTCAGAAATGGCTGGGAATGAACCATCATTTGCCGCGATGTACAAGTGGACACCGCCCGGGTACAACAACACGTCTGTTACTGGTGCAGGTGTGAACGGTGTGGCGCTCGGCAATGGTTGGACGATGCCGAACCAAAGCCGTTTACAAGCATTCAGCATCGGGAACCCCGGTACTGATTGGGATGCTGGACTGAATGCTTCTGGTAACGTTGGTTGGGGTCGTCCGAACAAGGGTCCGGCGTACGACACGACTGACCACAAAGCACGAGTCGTCAACGTAGACAACGGTGGGTCGCAAGGAAATCGAGTTTTTTACGTGCATGTTTCGGCGTTTGATTGCGCGCCTGATGGCAACGGCAAACACAACTGGGTGCGGCAGACAGCGACGGTGCCCATCATGCAGATGGGCAGTCCACCGCAGCACGTTGTGACTGGCATCAACACCGGATGGGGGCAGGGCGGGATTGGCAACACATGCCAGATCGAACGCACGCTGTTTTTCTCGTTAATGGTCGCATATGGTGTGAATGACGGCAGCGGTAACGCTGACTATGTAGGCCAACCTGATACGACATCGCTGTTGCGCGGTGCGATCATTGCGGTTGACCTTAACACGTTCCCTGCGGCTAGTTCGGTCAGTTACATCCCACTACCGCAGATGATGCCGTGGTGGCTACGCACATTCGATGGCCCTCAATCCGGCGACGGGCATCACCCCGGCACACCGGGGCAGAACCGTGGAATGGTAGCCGTTGGCAACAAACTCGTTATTGGTCCGGACTCATTCCATAAAGTCGATACAGACCCGTGGATTGTGGTTTACGACACTGTGAGCAAGACGTGGGAATGCTTCGATCCTCCGGCGTACTACGGGATTACCAACGGCGGGCACGACTGGCCAAACTCGCTGATGGCGTTGGTTGCGGTCCCGTCGCTGGGTGAAGCGTGGTTGTGTGGACTGGCCACTCTCAGTGATTACGGGCAATACACCCCATATCGTGCAGCTAACAATTTCCACGACCCCGCCGCCTACTACAACAGCACAGGTTTATGGGCGAGCCGCCGCATCTTCCGATTCAAGGTGACATAAATGGCCGTCGCAATCGCCTACAGCACAAAGTCGAGTTACGTTGCGTTCAGTGGGGCAAGTTCGACGGCTTTCACTGGCCTGCCAACTGGCGTCCCGGTCATCATTGCTGTCGTCAACGACTATGGCTCAACAGCCACACTAAGCGGATTTCAACTTGCTTCGGATGCCTTGTCGCCGACTGATGCGACGGCGATGCTGGCTCCGGTTACGGGCCATCAGGTTTTGTATCTGTACTTCTCGTCCATCACGACGGCCAATCAGAACCTGACATTCACGAATTCCGGTTCCTATGCCGAGGGCAAAGCCTTTGCGTTCACGGTCACCGGACATGACACGTCCGCGCCGTTTGGCACTGAGACAGCGGATGCGAGCGTGACGCCCCTGAACTTCACGTTCGACGCAACGGGCGATGCGGTTCTCGTGCACTTTTTCGGGACGGCTGCTACCACGTATTCCTTTTCGGAGGGTACTTGGAGCAACAGTGGCCAAGAGGATCTCGGGATTACTTATTGGTCTTCCAACCTGACTGCTGGTGTGAAGTCCATCGCTGTCACCGACGGCGTGCCGACAAGCGCGGCGCTTGTCGAAATCAAGGCCGCTGGTGGTGGCGGTGGCGGGATCCTTCTTTCACAAATCGAACGTGGCCGCTCGCTCGGTCGCGGACTTAACAGGGGGCTCTGATGATTTTCCAACGGAAGTACAACACTGCGACTGTCACTGCCACGCACATTCGCATTCCGATGATCAAGCGTGGTGTGGTGGACTTCGCGGTGAGTGCTGACTGGACTCCTGCGGTGGGCGATGTGCGCCTATCGAAAGACGGCGGCTCGTGGGCCGACATCAGTTCTGCACCCACCGCTTCCAGTTCGGGTGGCAACGGCTCGTCTGCTGCATGGGTGTTCGCGTTCACTGCAGCGGAACTGTCGTGCAAGATTCTGACGGTCATCGTGTCCGACGCGTCAACGAAGGCGGTGGAGGATCAGGCATTCATCATCGAAACCTTCGGCAACGCGTCGGCCATGTACCCGTCCGATATCAGCGCCGACAACACCGATGCTGAAAACCGCTTCCTGTCGGCTGTGAAGGGCAACGTGCTCGGCACGGTTGGAACTGGCAGCACGCAGACGAGCATCGTCACCAGCGCGCTGGACCCGGCTGCTTCGGCCACCGACCAGTACAAGGGCCGCATCCTGATCTTCGCCAACAACACCACGACGGCGAATCTGCGCGGGCAGGGTACGGATATCACGGCGAGCACGGCTGGTGGTGTGCTGACGGTGAGCGCACTGAGCCACGCACCCGCCAACGGGGACACGTTCACGATCACCTGATCGGAAGGTAAACCGTGGCCGCGTTCTCACGGCTTGGTTCGGGCCGGTACGGTGTTCGCCGTACCGGCATCTTCTCTCGTGCGCAGGTACAGGGCACCGGGGAAGCACGCGGCTCGTCTGTAGCAGTCGCTGAATTCAGCACGCTCATCATCACGGGCACGGGCGTGTCCGTGGGGCAGGGTGCAGCACTTGGCGCTGATGTCACTTCCACACGCGGCGCGTTGCAGCGCTTCTCGCGCCTCAGTACCGGTCGGTGGGGAATGCGCAAGGCGGGGCTGTTCACCGGGCGCGGCACCATCACGTACATCTCGGAAGCAGGCACGTCGGTCGGTATCGGCTACGCAGCCGCAGTCATTGACCCACTCACGCCGCGCTCCATCGGGCACTTTTCCAAGCTGGCAACAGGACGTTGGGGAATGCGCTTGCCCGGGAACTTCACCGGGCGCGGAGGCAACGTCACTGTCGAGCAGACGGGCGTTTCGGTCGGCCACTCCGTGGTCATGGGCGACCTGTTCACCGGCAGCCGCACGATCCCGAAGCGCACGCGGTTGCTGGTCAGTGGGTGGGGCTCGCGCCTCACCGGCACGCTTGCGCGTGGCTTGCCGACATACGTAGCAGGTGTAGGCAGTGTGTCTGCAGGTGGCGTGGCAGTCGCCACGGGACTGCTGCAATCCAATATCAATCAGACCGGCACCATCGGAGCCAAGGGCAAGGCGGGTGTGGCCGGGACGCTGCAGGTGTTCGGTGCGGCGTTCAATCTTGGCAACGTGTCGGTTGGTGCGAAGGGCAAAGCAGGCGTTGCTGGCACGTTGACGGCAGGTGTCAGCTTCTCGTTGGGCTCCGTTTCGGTCGGTGGGAAGGCCAAGGCGGGGGTTGCAGCTTCGACGTTTACAGCGAATAATCCGTTCGATCTTGGGGTTGTTTCGGTGGGCGCACGCGGCAAGGCGAGCGTCGCTGGTGAAACGCAACCACAAGCGGTTTTCGAACTGGGCGTTGTAGCGCTCGGGGCGCGAGGTAGAGCAGCGGTCGCTGGCCGCTTTTTTGGCGAACCTTGGGTGCCCGTAGCTACTGCTCAATCACCCAACTGGTCGCCTGTTGTGAAGGGCTGACATGGGTGAAATCAAACGCAGACCAACTGATCCCGTTCCGGGCACCAAAGGCCCGAAGCGCGGCAACAACGACACCTTCAAGCTGGACAAAGCTGCGGAGCCCAAAACGGCTCCGCCTTCGTATGAGGGCACGCTTGGCAAACGCCGCCGCGAGATGCTGGACTCGGTAATCGAGACAACGGCAACGGGTAAGCCACGCCCATTCAAACGCGGCGGCGCTGTCAAACGTGGGAAGCGTTGCTGATGGCAACAACGGGAACAACCAACTTCGCGCTCTCCTTCACGGATGTGGCGGAGGAAGCGTTTGAGCGTGTGGGGCTCGAAATGCGCACGGGGTACGACCTTCGTACTGCACGTCGCAGCATGAATCTGCTCACGCTGGAGTGGGCCAATCGCGGTCTGAACATGTGGACCGTTGAAGAGGGTACGCAAGACCTCACGCTGGGTATTGGCTCGTACATCCTGCCCGCAGACACTATCGACATCATCGAGCACGTACTGCGGCAGAACGACGGCAACGCGTCCACCCAGAATGATGTGCAACTCGCGCGAATCGGGTTCAGCACGCACGCGACGATCCCTAACAAGCTGCTTACGGGAAGACCGAACCAGATTTACGTGGATCGGCAGCGCGACGCCCCGGCTGTGTATCTGTGGCCTATACCGGGGATACAGGGCTACCAACTTCGCTATTGGCGTCTGCGACGAATGCAGGATGCTGGACAGGGGATTGAAACGTCGGATACGCCGTTCCGTTTCCTGCCTGCGCTCGTAGCCGGACTTGCCTTCTACATTGCGCTGAAGATGCCCGAGGGCGCAGCGCGGATTGAAGGCTTACAGGCGGAGTATGAGCGCCAATTCAGTCTCGCATTGAGTGAAGACAGACAGCGCGTATCAGCCCGTTTCGTGCCCAAGATTGCGAGGGTGGGATGAGCCACCCCTACGCGCGGGGCAGTCGGGCACTGGGCATCTGCGATGTGTGCGGGCTGCGTGAGCGCCTGCGCAAGCTGCGCCCGCTGATCGTCAAGCGGCAGATGACGCAGACCATGGCCTGCCCGCGCTGTTGGGTGCCGGACCAGCCGCAGTTGTTCGTGGGCGAGCGACCGGTAATTGATGCCGAAGCCCTGCGCAACCCGCGCCCGGATCAGTACGCGCAGAGCCGTGAAATCACGGCACCTGCCGTCATGCGTACCCCGATTTCATCGGGGGTGATTGATGTCATTGCACCGCTAGGTGGGGAGATAGTCGATGGCCAAGGATAAGAAGCCGCTTCCAGCATTCATGGCAGCGAAGGGTAAGCCGCCGTTCGGTGGCAAGGGCAAGCCGTTTGGTGCCAAAAGCGCTGGCAAGAAGCCGTTCCCGTTCAAGGCGAAGTAGACATGGCGTTGACGTACACGCAACTGGTTGACGCTGTGCAGAGCACGGCGGAGAACTATGAATCCACATTCGTGGCGAGCATCCCGTTGTTCGTGCGTCAGGCAGAGAAGCACGTCTACAACACGGTCTACATCCCGTCGCTGCGCCGGAATCAAGTTGGCTTCTTCTCGCAGGACAACGCGTACCTGACCATGCCGGAAGACTTTCTGGCGGTGTACTCGATGGCAGTGGTGCAGCCGGGGGGCACGTTCTCGTACCTGTTCAACAAGGATGTGAGCTACATCCGCGAGGCATATTCGAACGATGCCGTGACTGGTGTGCCGAAGCACTACGCCATCTTCGATGACGTGTCATTCATCGTGGGGCCGACACCGAACGACGACTATCAGGTTGAACTGCATTACTACTACTACCCGCCGTCCATCGTGGATGCGGGTACGTCGTGGCTCGGGGATAACTTCGACCACGTGCTGTTGTACGGCACGCTGATCAACGCCTACATCTTTATGAAGGGCGAAGAAGACGTGCTGAAGATGTATCAGGAGCGTTACGGAGAAGGGATCAAACAACTAGAACGTCTTGGCAGCGGTATGAATCGAAGAGACGAGTACCGATCCGGCGCAAAGCGCCTATCTGTTTGATACGGAGTCACCATGTGGGGAACGTTCATAGCATTGGCAGTGATCGCCGTGATTGCTGGCTTCATTTGGAAGAAGCGTGAAAACTCAAAGTCGTTGAAGCAGCAACTCACCGACGCTATCAAGGGGTCTGACAAGGGCGGCGGTGGCGACAAGGATGGCGGGGGTACGCATGCCCAGCAATGAATTCGAAATCTTCATCTCCATCCTTGAGCAGCAGCGCAACGTAGCCATGACGGAGCTTGCGCGTGTAGCTGCGCGCAACGCAGTGCTGGAAACCGAAATTGCCAAGCTGAAAGAGCCGCCGCCTGCGGCTGCGGAGTGACGCCGTGTGGGAACAGATTCCTGACGAGGTTCGCAACGCGGCACCGGGGATGGCGGGCAGTGCGGTAGCGCTGATCTTTCTGCGTCGTCCGTTCTTCATGTCGCTGGGCATCTTCATTGGTGGGTGTCTGATCGCGCATTTTGGAACGCGCTGGCTCGCCACGGTGTTGAGCATGGAGACGGCGGAAGGGCTTGTTGGCTTTTTGCTCGGTAGCTTCGCCATGGCACTGGTCGCTCGCACGTACGACTTTATTGGTGCCATCAACCCGACCGACGTGTGGGACTTGATCAAAGACATCGTGCGCAAGTGGTTTGGTGTAGGAGGGAGCAAATGATCACGACAACCATCTCTGCTTTCTTCGTCATTTACCTGTTCTGTCTCGCGGGCCTGTTCAGCTACGAATTCAAGGACAACTGGTTCCAGCATTTTGGCCTGTTGGGCGGCGGCATCACGAGCGTGGCGGCGATGTATCGGGTCTACAACATGGGGTGGGTGCCCACGGAGATGTTGGTGTTCGCAGTGTCTGTCGCGCTGTATGCGCTCGGTACGGCGTTGAAAGTGTGGGGGTTCAGGAAGAAGCGGTATGAGTGCACAACTCAGTCCTAATTTCTGGCTAAACGAATTCATCGATTCGGAAACCGCCATGGCTATTGGCGACCCCAACGTGCCGTCTCCGCAGGTGCTGGAGCAGCTTTTCAATCTCGCGTTCGCGCTGGAGGGTGTGCGTGACTATCTGGGCGGCAAGGCGGTGGTGATCAGCAGCGGCTATCGCTCGCCCGCTGTGAATGCCGCCGTTGGTGGCGTGTCGAACTCCGACCACATTCTCGGCATGGCTGCGGATGTGAAGGTGCCGGGATACGGCTCGCCGCGTGAAGTGTGCGAAGCGCTGGTGCCGTACATGAATGCATTTGGGATCAAACAGGTGATCAACGAATTCGGCACGTGGATGCATGTGTCGATCAAAGAGCCCGCCAATCCGATCAACCGCGTTCTGACGATTGACCGCCATGGTGTCCGTGCTGGTATCCACAAGACGAGGGGCTGATGGGCTGGGGCGCGATTCCGCTGGGCGTACGGATAGCCGCAATCGTGGGCTTTGCGCTTTGCTTTGCACTCGTCGGGATGGGGACACACAAGGTGTTCAGCGACCGCAAGATAGCGAAGCTGAAGAAGGATCACGCGGAATACGTTGCGAAGGTGGCGATTGACAAGGCCAATGTGGAAGCTGCGTTCAGGGCCAAGGAAACCAAGATCAGGGACAGCGCCGATGCCATTCTCACTGCCACACTGGAAGAGCTACGTGATGTTGTCGCTGTGCGTGACCGGCTGCGCGTCGAACTCACTGCCACCCGGAACCGTCTCAAAGCCGCCGAGCTTGCCCCCGCTGAGTGCAGAGATTACGCAGCCCCGCCAACCCAACTTTCAACTGTGCATGCAGAAATGGTTGCAGAACTCGCTTACGCCGCCGATGTCGTCGTGCTTGAACGCAACGCCTGCATTGCCCAATACAACGCAGCCAGAGAAGCGTTGAACGAGGTGAGCAACTAAATGCCCAGCACATATTCGAATTCACTGCGGCTGGAGTTGATCGGCGCAGGCGAACAGACCGGAACGTGGAATGTCACCACGAACCGTAATCTCGGCACGCTCATCGAGACGGCCATCTGTGGTGTGCTGTCGCTGTCGATGGTGGACACCGACCAGACGCTTTCGACGGTCAACGGCAACGTG